TAGCTATTGTAATGGTAGCTGAGATTCTAAGACTTGCTTGTGTAAAGTTACCAGTTATAGAGGGTAACTCAAAATTAATGTCAGCAGTTTGGCTTTGTCCATTTGCTGTAAAAGTTGAAGATGTAGCGCCATCTGACTGGTTTGTATTGATAGCGTTTGCAGTGTTGCTAAAATTTGTACTTGAAGTAACTGCTTTAGGTCTAAATTTATATGTCTTATTTAGTATTCCTTTTACTTCAAAAGCATCTTGACTATCTCTAGTTACAGTTGCTGCGCTGTTCTCTTCTAAGTGTACAAATAGGTCTGCTCTTCTATCGTAAAAGTTTGTTACTACACCGCTTCCATAGCTTTGGGGCGCTAAGAAATATATATTGGTACCACTGTTACTTGTTCTTGGCGCTGGAAAAACAGCCATATCAGTCATAAATACATTATTGGTAGAGACTATTGAATCTGCTACAGCGCCAGTGTAGTCTCCGTAAACAATCGGTACATAAACGCCTGTATCGCTTTTTTCTGATGGGGACTGTATATTGTCCCATGGTCTCTTTGCAGCCATTTGTATCTCAATCAGATCTCCATTGAAGCTAAGATCCAAGATTCGGAATGTGCCTACTGTAACTGGATTATCTGTATTTATTTTTATAGATACTGTTACGGGCCTATTAATATAATAGTTTGACCCGTTAAATATAAGCTCTGATAGCTTACTGCCATCGATTTCAAAATCAGCTACAGTTAGCGATAGATTGGCTGTTTGTGATGTAGATTTTACAAGGTTTATGCTTTCTCTTATGCTAGGATTGTTTGTAATAGCGCCATAGTAAAAATTAGAGCTGTGGGTAACATCAGCCAAAGCAAGATATAGATTTCCACCAGAATGATTAATATTAAATAACCAATTCTCATTGATGTTCGCTTGATTTTGAGATCCATTAAAAGTCAGGCTCATGCTAAGTTAAACCTGGATGCTTTTTGAATAGCCGGTATAATAGAGTCAATAACTGTCTCATCTACTAAAGGCGCTGATACATTTACGGTCAGACTACCAGTTTGTCCAGTTTCATTAATTTCATTGAGCTTGTCTAAACCTATCTGCTGTGCAGAATCTCTTTTAATAACATATTCTCCAGCTTGCGCCAGTATAGGGACATTGTCTCCACCTGACACCATACCGCCGGTTGCAAACTTTTGTATTGGACCACCGTTATGCTTAAAAAATGGCAGAGAAGCAAGCGTTTTAAATCCAAATTGTGTTGCAGTAGTTCCTGGGTTTATTAAACGCAGTATTGCAAACGATACTGCTTCAGCTGCGATCTTAGCTGCTATAGCTTCTATTGCGTTAACAACTGCTTTTTCAAAGGACTGTCCTTGAACAACAGCCAGCCCAATATTGTCACTTATTTGCCTAAATGCCCTTGATGTATCTGTTAATGCAGCTGCTTCTGCTTGCAAGGCTGCTTTCATTCTTTCTGCCCTATCTTGTTTAGTCGTATCCAAGCCATCAAGCTCATCCGCAAGTCTTTGAACTTGATCGTTAAAAAACTCGATATTATCAGTCTGTATATCTTCTAATGGTTCAATAAACTCTGATTGAGTTGTACCAAACCGCTCTCCCATATCAATAAGATCTTGAAAAGGGGTCATAAATTTTTCAAACATAAGTGGAGCATCGTCTAATAGATTAAATCTAACAGACCTACTCATTCTATCTTCAAGATCTTGTCGAGCTTTGTCAACCCTGTCCATAAACTCGTCTAATTTATCTAGTTTTTCACCTTCTTTATCTACTTCAGATTCATCTACTTTAGGTATCGGTATCTTTTTTTCTTCTTCCGGTGTTAATTTATCTAATATCTCTTGTAAGGCTGATAGCTGTTGAGTTACTTCTGTTATTTCTTCTCTACTCTTTAAAGTATCAAAAGTTTTTTCTAGCTCTGCTTTAGCTGCTAATGCTTGCATTTTAACTTCCAATAAGCTTGCAGTAAATTCTGTTCTAATTACACCGCCAGATGAACGCATAGCGTCTGACATTTGCAATGCGCTAGGAGCAATGTCTGTAAAAAGTTGATTGAATTCTTCAACTCCCATGCCTTGTATTTGGCGAGCCATTCTTTCAATCTCTATATTGTTGTCTCGAACAGCTTGCTTGACTTCTTTATCCTTCAAAGCTTCAGCTAACTTATCTAAGTTGTCAGTTGATAAGCCAAGCTTTTCTATTTCTGCTCTTAAAGTACCAAGAGGATCATTGAAAAGATTAATTCTTTCTGCAAAGTTTCCTACTACAGTAGAAATAGATGTGACTTTTTCTTGAAGATTTAAAAAATTAATTAGCGCATTACCAGTTGCAGCAGAAAGCCTTGTAAAGCTATCCATCATGTTTGATGTAGCCCCTGTAAAGGTTTTGGAAAGTCGGTCGGTACTACCAGCTATTCCAACCACAGGATCTTGTAATGTGTTAATTAAGGCTTCTCTGAATTGAGGTAAAGTAGTCTTTGAAAGATCTGTTAACCCTTGAGAATCTTTTATTAAAGCAAGGATTCCTCTCTCCCTTAAAATGTCGGCAGATCCCTGGCCGCCACTAAAAGCTCTCCCCAGTGCATTAGCGGCTTCACTTGCAGTTGTACCCATGAATGCAGCAAGGTCTGTAACTGGTTTTATTAGCGCATTAGCATCAGCGCCAAATGCTTGCAGCTGCGCACCAGCTTCTACTACGTCGTCAAGACTGAATGGAGTTGTCGCTGCTACCTGATTAAAATTATTAAAAGCTTTCTCTGCATTATTGACCGACCCTGTTAAACCAACCAGTCTTGTTTTTAAAGATTCAAATCTAGCAGCAGTTTGTAAAAGATTGCTTGTGGCCTTTACACCTCCAGCTACTGCAAAAGTGTATAGTAAAAAACTATTACGTAAAGCACCTATACTTCGCCTTAATCCAGAAGTGCTACCTCTTAACCTACCTTGGGTATTATCAAAGTCCTTTGCAGCTTCATTGGACTTTTTATAATCTCTTTCAAGCTTGTCAAAGCCTTGTGTCTTTACAAGTATAGTAAACTTATTTGCCATTATTTAATTCCCTTTGTCTATTTTCACAAGCACTAAGCTCCTCACTAATAATACGAAAGATGTCAATAGTCATAGCATCGGCTTCATAGAGCGTTTTTGCTATAGGTAGGTTGTACTTCGTTGATACAAAGAAATCTTCGATATAGCGGCCAATTTCAGCGTCATAGAAGTATTGTGGGTTGCAAAAAAAGGTAATATTGTACCATAAGTTCTGTCCAATGGTAAACTTACGCTCTTTGTCTTCTAAAATAATCCTGTCAAGCTCATCCCAGATTTCTTGATTATTAAACTTAATAATCTTTCCAAGAGTAGGGCTTTGGGCTTCGTAAGAATCAAATTCAAGTGGAAAAAGACTGTTTCCCCAAGAAAAAAAGTTGGCCCATGTGGCAATTCTTACTTTTATTTCTTTTTTTTAGATATACTTTTATAGTAGGTGTAGATATCGTTCAAGATCTCATCAATCTGAACGTCGTCAAAATTAGCAAGGGCTTTGCTTGGATTGTCAAAAGCTAAATTCATAACGTAGTTCAATAGATTAAAATATGCATCCTGGTTAAATTCATCTTTCCAATAGACTTTCATCTCCAGGCGATGCATTTCACGCCTTTCGCCAAACTCTATTGCATTAACATTGAACTCGCCGTGTTTTGTTTTTAACATACGGCTAATTTAAGAAAAAAAATTAATGTTGCATATTGTTAAATATGTATAGCAAAAAATGTTGTGTTATCGGTATCTGCGGCAGTTTTTGGATTTGCAACAAATTTAGAGCTTACATCAATCATCATTGCGTTTGCTTCATTGAAACCAACGCTAGTGATTTGACCGTGTGGAGCTTCAAAGCCAAAGCTTGTAGAGCTATTTGCAAGTGTTGCATGTGTACAAAGCAATGTACCCATTTGTAATGAATTTGTAGCACTGTTAACATTTTTACTTTGCATTGTGTTCATTAAACCGGCGGTATTGTCATCATATTTAACTGTAGCATCTAAAGTAATAGCTAGTTCAGGGATACTGCGAACTATAGCTTCAGGGTCGCCATCAGTGTTTGATTGACCCACAAATTCTGCTGGGTTTTCAATATTTAAACTAAATGATTGAATAACTGAATCAGCTGCACCAGCAATTGTTTTTGCTCCAGCTAATGAAGCTAAAGAATAAAAAGTGCCACCATAGTCAGTACTTACTGTTGCGGTTGAATTGTACTCTGCTTTATAGCCCGACCTCATCGTGCAAGAATAGCGCAATCGACCGCTTTCGTTGGTCATGTCACCCGTAATTGTCAGCTGTGAGACCACGCAGCCCTTAAAAATCATCATACGATTTGATCCAGTAGATGGAGACAATATCGCTAGGGTAAAAGATTTGTGTATTCCAGAAGCTGCACCAGTTTCTAACTCTGTTGCTGAGTATGTTATTGGAACAGTAATAATATTCGAGCTTGTGTCCAATGCTGTTGTAAGCGCATTTGGTAGCAATAAAGAAGCTGTGACTGTATCAAGAATACCACTAAAAGATATTTCTTTTACAGTTCCTTTATCATCTATAAAAACATCTTCTGTATCAGTCAGTCTTCCAGAAGAACCACTTCTAGCTTCTAAGACTTGTGTTAAATTAAAAGATGGCATTTCAACGCTATCTACATTCATTCTGTTCATGCCAGATACTAGTTTTGTACCAATTGTCCCTTCTGTCTGTATAGCCAGACCAAATTCTTTAGGACTAAATGCTGCTCCGTCTAAAGCCATTATTCTTTCTCCTTAATTTTTTTAGGTTTTACCTCTTCAAGATATTCTTTCGCTGCTTCTGGTACTATATCTAGTTTAACTACCTCATCCCTGTTAAGAGCTTCCCAGTCAGGTCTACTTAATCCTTTTAGTGCATCCCACTGCGGGATAAACATTTTTCTTTTAAAGCTTTTCATCGTTACTTATACCTTAATGGTTTACGCATATATTTCTTCTACCAAACATTTAAAATCTGCTGTAGCTGATACATAGCTTGGGTTTTCACTTTCTGTGTCATAGTTGACAGATTCTAAGGTTGCATCATGCCAATCGTAAGTTAGAATCTGTGGAAATAAAGTAAATGCTTTATTATCAGACGTTATAAAGAATTGATCTTGACTCGTGACTAGCAATGGCCTTCTAAATACAACCAAATTGTCACTATCGCTAGTAAGAAACTCTTTACCATCAGCTGTTGTAAACTGCAAAAATTCATCGATGCTGGCTGCGTTACGCCTTAGAATCTCTTTGAGCCTTTCAATAACCCTGACCCTATTGTTAAGACCGCTTCTCTTTGTGTATCTTCCTCTATGTTTTTCGTTGTAGGTTATCTGTATTGTATATTCTCTTATTGCACCTTTGGTCCTTAGATCCACAAGCTCGTCTTGTAAAGGGGTTAGCTTGAAAAAAGAATTACC